GGGGCTCTGTCGTTCGTTCTCTTGCTTCCCCTCACGCCAGGCATGGACAGGAGGAAGTATTCAATTGGGTTCCGCACCGGCATCCGTACCGGCACCAGGGGAGTCTAGCTCCAGCCCCAGTTCCCGTCGCATCTGTTCCTGGTGTGCGACGGGGTCCGGGCGCTGTGCACGCTCGAAGGCCACCCACTGCATCCACAGGGCCACGCCAGCGATCAGGTAGGCGACGGCTCCGATGGCGACGCGGCCGGGCATGGTGTGGCTGGTGATCAGTATCCAGACGATGCTCAGCATGGCCGGGATGATGTTGAGGGCCAGGGCCACGGCCATCATCATCAACGCTCTTCCCGTGAGGGAGTTCCACCAGGGGATTCCACCGGGGCCAGCCGTGACCCGGTGGAACCGGTAGGAGTAGCCGATGGCGGGGGCCAGGACGAAGAGGTGCATGGCGAGGTACACCCAGTACAGCCATGTTGGGGTGTTGGTGCTCATATCGCCCTACCTCTCCACGCCGTGTACACGCGCTCACTCCAGTGGTTGGTGGCGCGCTGCTGCCGCAGGTACTCCGCTTCCCGCGTGACCTGTTCACCTTCCTTCCGAATCTGCCGCAGTGCGCGTTCCCCGTGCCGGATGGCCTCTGCCGCACGGGCATCGTGTTCGATCGCGCGCGGCAGTAGGAGCTTGTGTCGTAGCCACGTCAAGGGATTCACGACACACCGCCTGTCTTGCGGTCGATTGCGCGAACGATCTCGGTAGTCGTCCTCATGCCTTCGATGCTCTCTCGCATGATCTTGTCCTGCTCCATGCGGATGGCGTGCTCGGTCTGGTACGCCTTCTCCCACAGGTTCCCTCGGTCGGATTCGGCCTTCAGGAGCTTGTCCACCGTGCCACGGGGGATCAGTCGCCCGGTCATCATCAGGACGAATACCGAAGCCAGCAGGCCCAGTGGGAGTCCGAACTCCCTCACGAGCAAGGCGATATCCACAGGGTTCTCCAGGGTGTCTGAGTGTCAATGTCCTCTTGACACGGAAACGCCTTATCGCCGTCCCGTGGGGTGATTCGCTAGCCCCGTCAGGCCTCCAGGTTGTGGACTCGCCGATCCAGCTCCCTGAGGAACGACCCCTGCCGCGTTCGACCCAGGGGAACCGGCACGCGAGGGTAGCGGGGCAACTCCGCCAGGATGAGGGAGACCGTGTCCGTGGAGCTGGACTCATTCGGCGGGTGCACGTCCCAGCCGACACAGCGCAAGTAGCCCTCGAAGCCTGGCTCCCCGTGAGGCCCGGCCGGGTGCCGCTGCGACGTCAACCGCACCCGGAGATCGTCACCGATCCGCGTGGACCCGAACACGGGATCGGTGTCCGCCCTCACGGTGATGGTCGGCAGGATGGCGCTCCCGCTCATCGCGCGCAGGTCCGCCTTCGCCTTCGCGTCCAAGATGGTGACGGAGTCCTCATCCTTGTACGACGTGGACCGCTGGGACCGGATCATCCCGTTCGCCAATGCTGCGGAGTCCACCTGCACGTTCGAGTACACGGTGTCCGGTTCGCTGCCCGACCCCACTGCTCGGATGTCGTTGGCTGACGTGGAGTACACCGATGGCCACGAATACTCCACAATGGACCCAGGGTATTCGTAGGTCGGCCCCGACCCCGCCGATCCCAGGCGTGGGTACTGGTTCCGCATCACCACCTGGGGCCTGTTCAGCCCGTCGTACGACACGTCCAGGCACCATTCCAGGCCACCGTCCTGGGCTGCGTACTCCCGCATGACCTGGCCGTAGGAGCCACCCTTGAAAGCGGTGTACAGCAATGTGTCGATGACCCCGGACGACTCCGCCGTGTTGATTTTGATCCCCACGGTCTGACCCCAGAGGGACTGTGCTCGGAGCAGGAGTTCCCTCATGATCGCGAACTTGTCCACGGAGACCGCCAGCCCACCGTCGCGGACTTCGGTCTTGTCCAGGAAGGAGTCGAACGTCTGGATCTTCAGGGTGATGCGGTCCGGGCTGCCGGAGTTCCAGTCCGTGTCCCAGCAGATCCCGCCCCACACCAACGTCCCCGACCGGTCCGCCCACACGGCCACGGGCCGATCGGTGAGTGCGGCTACCGCGACGTCGTCCGGCAGCTTCGCCCCCGTGCCCAGGACCAGATCCGCCGACATCTCCCCCGCTATGCCGTTCATGCGCTGGCCGAAGCTGGACACGTTGAGCGGCAATGCGTCCGCCAGGAGCAGGCCGGTGAAGACGTCCGTGGCGAAGTACCTGTATGCCACCGCGATCAGCTCCCCAAGTACTGGCCATAAAGGACACACGGGCCGGTGGCCGCGTTGGGGTCCAGCGGGATCGTGTTACCCGAGTCCTGGTAGGCGCTGACGCTGAGCGTGTCACCGATGGCGAACCGCCGGACGAAGCTGGCGTTCAGGTGACAGTTCCCGGCCCCGGCTCCAGCGTTGGGGTTGTTGGACACCGCGTACCGAGTGTTGGAGTCGCTGCCCTTGTGCATGACCAGCCAGCGACCACTGCCGTTGGCGTTGGTCTGGAAGGGCAGGCAGCAGGACCAGAACCACTTTCCCGCGCGCTGCATGGTGAATATCTGGTTCCCGGTGCCGGACGCTGTCACGTCCACGTCGGTGTCCGGGCTGGCCCCGTTGAATGGAACGGTGGTCATGTCCAGGCTCAGCAGGTTCAGGGTGGTGGTCCGGTGGTACCGGACGTTGCCGCCGTTGATCCTGCCGTAGGCGACGAAGCCCCATGCGCCAGCGGAGTACGCGGCCAGGACGTTGGAGTCCGTGGACCACGTCACCATCCCCTCGTAAGGGTTGGTTGGCCGGTTGCTGGACGGGCACGGGATGATGCCACCCAGTGCGGTCGTGTACACGCGGCTGTCGGTGATGTTCGCGTTCAGGATGGATGTCACCGACGTGCCCACCAGGTACTGGCCCAGGTCCAGCGCATCGTCCGGAAGCGTTGGCACCACTGGGGATGTGCCGGGGGTGCCGGTGATTACCCGGATCTGGTACGTGGTGCTGGCGGTGCCCACGTCCACGATCTGCGCCACGACCCTGTCACGCCGGGAGTTCGGCGAACCGGGAGCCGTGGCGACGTCCAGGACCGCGTCCGTGGTGAGCACGATGGGGTACATGCCACCGGAGTCCACGGACAGCGACGTGGTGGACTGGATGATCCCCATGCCAGCCTTGACCAGGACGTGCATGTCCGGGCTGGTGTTCTGGACCACCTTCAGCCCGTTGTTGTTGCCGGGCCTCACTCCCGCGCGACCGTAGATTTCACCGTTGGGACTGTTCAGCAGCGTGGTGATCCCCAGGCGCATGTCCTGCCCGTTGACCTGGACCCCGTCGGTCCAGGAGGGAGCGCGGACCGTCACGAATGATGCCATTGGTTTTTCACTCCCATGCGTCGCGTAGTTGGTAGGTGGCCGTGGGAACGCCTGCGCCGATCACATCGCCGCTGAACATCAGGGTGGTGGTGCCGGGCTGCACCTCAATCCAGGTGGAGCCCCAGTCCAGCGGGTAGTACACGAGATTGACGTAGGACGACAAGGCGAACGTGTCGACTACCAGAATGTCCGAAGAGGACAGCGACACAGCCCACCGCATGTAGCGTCCCGTGGCCAGGTCGGTCAGCATGGGATTGCCCACCGGGCCCTGGATGAGAAACAGCGGCGGAGAGCCGAACCCTCCGTCGTTCGTCATCGTCAGGGTGTTCACGCCACCCGTGCTGTCCGGCAGCAGGATCGGCGGAGTGAACGGCGGGGCCAGCCCGGACGCAGTGGAGAGCTGGGCGGAGTCGGTCTTCAGGGTCTGGCCGTACTTCCGAGGGTCCACCGCCAGCAGCGGAACCTGGAAGAGCAGGGAAGTCCGGTTGGGAGCTTCCCTCTCGATCGAAGCGCTGTCCCGACGTACCTGCATCTGGAGTGGCGTCGACTCCCCCACCTTCAGGGTGACGTCCGTGTTGATGGGGATGTTGCGCACCAGGCGGAAGTACGCCGCGTCCCGATCGGCTTCCGTGTCCGCGTACAGGCGACCGGTCAGGGTCAGGTGCCGGGGTGGCAGGAACCTCTCATTCGAGACGTACCCACCAGCGCCCCCGGCCCTCTGCTCCCCACTCCCAAGGGGGGGCACCGTGCCCCAACCGTCCAGTTTGCCCATGTGCCATTCGACGCCGAAGTCGTCCACGCGGTTGAAGGGGATCTCGGCCAGGTCGTATGTCTTGTCGTACAACACAGTCCCGTTGGCAAGCTGGCTCACAGTGATCCCACCTCCGCGTCCCAGTCGTCCCTTGCCCTGACCTTCGCCAGAACCTCGTCAGCGTCGGCTCCGTTGATGATGTACGTCCTGTCCCCACCGCCACGGAAGCCCTTCTTCGCCATCGCGATGAACGCGCGAGACTCTTCGGGGTCCAGGACGGCTTCCGGGCTGCGGGTGCCGTTGAACACGCGCCCACTGCCCGGTGGCAGCCACCCGCCGTTGTCGTACCCACCCGGCTTGTCCATGGCGTACTGGAGGGACGGGTAGGCGTGGATGGCGTAGTTCAGGCCCGCGTAGATGTTCGCCAGCGGGTCCCAGACGCCCCTGCCGACGAACGGTCCCGCGTACGCGTTGAACGTGGGGTCGATCGTTTGCATGAGCCCCTTGGATGGGATACCGGCCGCCGCGTTGGAGTCCCACAGGTTGATGGCGTTCGGGTTGCCCCCGGATTCCTGGTTCATCCTCCGCAGCACGTTCGGCAGCAGGCTCGCGCTCTGCCCCAACATCGCCAGGACCTGGAGCACCAGCGGTGCCCACTGTTCGACACCTGCCCCGTAGGAACCGGTCCCGGCTGGGCCCGCCGACGACAGCCATTCGTTGATCTTGTTCATGATCCCGTCCACGGCCTTGCCGGGGATGGCCTTCAGCGCCTGCATGAACGGGTGATTCCCGAACGCCTCCAGTCCATTCCCAACACCCGTGAACTTGTCCCTGATCCAACCAGCGATCCCGCCGTCCGCGAACCCTGGAACGGTGCCCTTGTTGATGGCCTCCAGGAGCGGCAGCGATCGTGCCGTGGCGGACGCGTTCACCACGAACTCACCGTTACTCAACATGGCTGGAATCTTGTCCTCGCGTGGACCACCAGGCCCCCGCAGGAACCCACCGGCAGCCATCGCCATCATCGGACGACCACCACCACCGGAAGCCTGGCCACCGTCCGCGAAGGTGACGGCGGGAAGCTGGCCCAGTCCGAACAGGTCCGCGATCCCGTTCCACACCTTCCTGATCCCGTTGTTGTAGACGACGTCCACCACGAACTTGACCGGGTTCATGGCCGCGTCTTTGATCGTGGACCAGACACGGCCGATGAAGTCCGCCGTGTCGCGGAAGGCGTCTCCGACCTTGCCCAGTGCGTCCCGAATGAACTGGAACACGGGGCTGATCACGTTGTCCCACAACCACCGGATCTTGTCGCCGATGAAGGAGAGGGACGGCTGGATGACTTCCTGCCACAGCCAGGTGAATGCTGCGGCCCAGCCTTTGATCCCGTTGATGATGAAGTCGATGACGGGAGAGAGCACGTTGCTCCACAGCCACTTCGCCTTGTCCCCGATGAAGCCGAAGACTGGCTGGATGACTTCCTGCCACAGCCAAGTAGCCGCTGCGGCCCAGCCTTTGATCCCGTTCACGATGAAGTCGAAGACGGGCTTCAGGACGTTGTCCCAGGCCCACAGGGCAGCCGTCTGGATGCCCTCCCACGCAGCAATGATGATCTTCCTGAACGTCTCCGAATGCGTCCAGGCGTAGATGAACCCAGCGACCAGCGCGGCAATGGCGAGTACCACCAGCCCGATCGGGTTGGCGTTCAACGCCGCGTTCCACGCCCACTGGGCTGCCGTGGCAACCAACATCGCAGCCTTCGACGCTCCCACCGCGACACCGTGCGCGACAGTGGCGATGGTGTCCTTCACCTTGCCGAAGAACCCGGTGGACGTTGCCGCCGCGTTCAGCCCCGTTGCCGCCGTGTTGCCGGTGATCGCAGCGGTATTGCCGGCCAGCGTCGCGGCGAGTTCCAGGTTGGCCTTCGCCAGGGCCCGCTTCGCGAAAATGTCCCCCAACGTGATGATCGGCGAGATAGCCGCCACCACGTTGGACGCACCCTGCGCGATCTTCCACCCGATCAGACCGGCGATCAGCCACGGGAGCGCGTCACCCAGCTTGTCCACGTTGTCGGCCAGGAATCCGACAACGACCTTGCCGACCTCCAGTGTGTCCTTGAAGAACGGACCGGAATCCGCCTGGATCTGCTGGAAAGCGGGGCCCAGGTTGGAGATGACGTCCTTCAGGCGCTGGTACGCGTCGCCGAAGTCGAAGCCCTTCAGCTTGTCCGCGAACTCTCCTGCCTTCGCTCCCGCGCTACCCAGCCACGCTTCGATCTGCGGACCGTACTGCGTGGCCAGGTTCTGGAGGGCTGGCAACACGTTGGTGTTGATGAACGAGATCACCTGAGTCAGAACCGGGAGGAACAGTTCTCCCAGCGTCGACTTCAGGTTCTCCCATCCGGCGGAGGCGATGCGTTGCTGGTTGGCCAGGCCACTGGAGGTGCGGATGAAGTCGCCTTGTGCATCGGACGTCTGCGCCATGATCTCCGCTTGTGCGGCCAGCACACGCTGCTGCGGAGTGAGTACGGAGATCGTGCCGTCGACTGCCCCGGCCAGCTTGTTCTGCGCGCCAGCAAGGGTGTTCGCCGCGTCCCGTGCCTGAAAGCTTCCCTCCCCGTACTTCTTCACGGCATCGTTCAGGTTCCGCTGCGCCTTCTCCGCTTTGATGTTCAGGTCAGCGATCTTCGCCGTGGACTCTCCCGCGTCCGCCAACCCGAGGGACACGGCACGGGCCTTCAGGTTGGCATCGTTGAGGAGTACGCCGTACTTCTCGATAGGGTCCGACTCGCCACGGAGCGCGGCCCCCAGGGCTTCGATGGCCTCCTCCGGTGTGGTGTTCGAGAAGGACGCCATGTCGGAGGCCAGTTTGGACAGACCGGAGGAGAACCCGATCAGGTCGTTTCCGGCCAGCCCGGCTCCCTTGCCGAACACGGCGAAGGTGGCCAGCCCGTCCAGGGCTGCCTGCTTGCTCTGCCCCATGGACTTCTGGGCTTCAGCAGCAAACGCCTGGAGGGCTGGCACCGCTTCCTTACCGAAGATCACGGAGACCTTGCTGGAGGTTTCCTCCAGGTTGGACGCGGCCTCCGTTGTCTCTTTGATCCCCGATGCGGCAGCCTTCAAACCGGTGGCCAACGCTGCCACGGACACCAGGTTCTTGATCGACTCGTTCATCCGGTGAGCGAAGCTCTCACCCGCCGCCTGCCCGGCGGACTCACCCGCCTTCGTGGCGTCCGCGTTGAGGTCCTGCCGAAGCTTCCCCGCAGCGTTGGGGTCCGAACGCATTCCCACGCGCACCCACGCGTCAGCGATGACACCCACGGCAGAACCCCCTTCCCTGCTCTACTACCCGAGTTGGTACAGGAGGGCCTGTACCTCTGCGGCTTCGGCTTCCATCTGCTCGTACGATCCGTCCATCGGCTTGTGAAGGTCCTGGATCATTTCGTCCCGTTCCTTCTCGTCCTTGCACCCCTTCAGGAGCAGCGCGAACGCCAGGTTGCAGAGCTGGCGTATCGACATGCTCAGTACCCCGCCGGATTCCCATCCACCGTGACTGCCGCCGGAACGCCAGAGGAGTTGGCCGTCGAGTTCGGAGTAATTGTCCGCAACCCAGTTGAGGAGTCGGGTTGCGGCTTGGTAGGGCGGCCGGACACCGCTTCCAGGATCTTGTTCATGAGGAGCATCAGGTCCTCTTCGGACATGTCCGCTTCTTCGATCGCGTCCAGGAAGTCCTCCGCCTGTTCCTCCACCACCACCTTGCGGATGAGGGAGCCGAACTCCCCCATCTCCCGAATGGAGCTGGTCTTCCGTTGGGTAGCCGTGTTCATGGCTTCCGCGAACCGGAGCCAGGCGATGGTGTTGAATCGCTTGCCCACCCGGTACTTCACCCCACAGAAGTGGAAGGTGAGATGGGGCATCTCAACGATCCGCGCCTGCGGGGTGAAGTCGCCCAGGTCCTGCGTGTTCTCTTCGAGCGGTTGTGACATGTGCTGTTCCTCTTCGTGTCAGTCGGGCCGGTAAAACAGGTTGAGATCAGGCGCGCGTGGTACCCGCGAAGAAGAAGCGGTACGGGTAGCCCAGCGACGACAGCTCGAACTTCCAGTTGCACTCGAAGACCGACTTCGCCACGCCGCGACGGAAGCGCGGCTTGATCGTGCCAATCTGGAGAGCCTGGTAGCCGATGAACCGCACGTCGTCCTGCTGGGACTGCCAGCCGATCATCGCGCGGACTTCCTGTCCCACGGCGGGAGGCGTGAACGTGGTCAGGGTCGTTGCCCCGGAGCCGGTGACCAGGTTGCTGCCGCCGTTCGCCGCACGCTTCATCTGGGTAGCGGTGAACTCCACCAGGGAGAAGGAGATCGTGGCTTCCTTCTTCGTGACCACGGTCTTGACCGGGTACGCGGACTCCTCCACGGTCATGTCATCCGTGTCGACCTTGTCGTTGAACTCCGTGCCCTCGTCAGTCGGACCGAGAGCGACCCACAGGCCACCCCACGCCGCCGTGCTGAAGATGCTGGAGGCCACCGTCATGGACGGCTCCGAAGTGCCCAGGGGTGCGTAGTACAGGATGCCTGGGTCGTTGAGGATCTTGGTAGGGTCGATCACTGGCGTTGCCATGACGTCAACTCCTCACAACTAGATGTCCCGGCGTTTGGTAGCGGCGGGACGTAGGTGTGGACGTGGCGCATGGCCCACCGTCCCGAACTCTTCGTTGAGCATGTAGTCATGCTCCGCATCCGGTCCTATTCGGGCAGCCGGAAGACCGTTGGCTGCCGTGTAGAACTCAGCGTGGATGGACGCCGCGCCAGCACCGGATTCCTTCGGGGCCAGGCTTTGCGCGTCATGGACGATGTTCCCGATCAGGGACTCGAACTGCCCATCCGCTTGCCTCAGTAGGCGTTCGTATTCGGACTCGTTGAAGTCCCACCCCTCCAGTCCGCTCAACCCTCCTCCCCCGGCTCTTCCACGTCGTGGCCCCAGCCGTACCGGGCGACGTGGTAGGCGGGAACCTGGTCTCCCACGCGGAAAGCCGGAACCCCTGCGATGTACAGATCACGCTTCGCCGTGTAGTGGTCGGGAGCGTCCTGGAGCGCTTCCAGCTCCGACACAGGCGGGGGCTCCGGGGCCAGCGCGGCTTCCTGCTGCTCCTGCGCGGCAGCCTCTTCACGTGCGGCCTTTGCCGCCTTGCGCTCTTCTGCGGTTGCCATGCCGAACACTCCCTACGGACTATGGATGCGTGATGAGTTCAACGTCCACAATGAACCGTGGACGATCGGACACGGGGTCCGGCCTGGAGAAGGGGCCCAGCGTGACGTCCCAATGGGACGCGTCAGCCCCTTTGATGTTCGGCAGCTCATCCACGATGGTGCGAGCGAGGTCGCTTGCCTCCGCGCGCGTTCCACCCCAGCACTCAAGCTCCAGGGTCACATGCGCTTCGTGGTACTGCGGAACATCGGCCCACACGGTGGTGACACGGATGGACACGGCTTCACCTGCTGCCAGGTCCGTCCCGATCCGGTCCGTCGTGGTGATGGCGACCACGGCGGACCGGCCCAACAGGAAATCGATCATCAACTGTTCCGGGTCGGGGAGCACGGCTACACCACCCGTCGCAACACTGCGTGATAGTGGTGGAGCTTCCCCGTCTCGGAGTACAGGTCCACCGCACCGTCCACTTCGTACGGGTCCCCCCGCACTTCGACGCGGTCCGTGTGCCGCAGGTCCTGGACGATCCACTCCGCCCACAGGTGCAGGTGGATCGTCACCGTGTCCCGGTCGCGAATCTGTTCCTCGGAGTTCATCGGCTGCACCTGGGCCCGCAGGTCGGTGAACCGGTCCACGTTCGTCCAGTCAGGCTTCGGGTTGTTGAACCGGTCCTTGACGGTGGACTTCGAGCGAACCACGGTCACCGTCTCGTTCTCCGTGATCACGTTCACCTCCCTATGGGCGTGGGGTGAGGGCCCCTCCCCCTGGGCGTGCCGTAGTGGCACCGACAGGGGGACGTGGGGTATAGCCGGTGAACGGCGGGTAGGTGATGGCCGTGGTGGTCGCGACATCTCCCGCGCTCCCGGCCCCCGACGCGCATCCGGCGGCCACGGAGATGACGATCAGCGGGTCCAGCGCCAGACCGGTACCGCCGACCGCGTCCGCGCCATCGATGATGATCACGACAGGAGCCAGTGCCCCGCCGCTGCCGGACGCCAACTCCGCCGACGTCACGACATCTCCGCCAGCAACGATCACACCAGGGTCCAGGGCTCCGCCGCTGCCGGAGACCAGCTCCGGTGCGACGGCGGCCAGGATCGCGGCGTCCTGCGCGACACCCGCACCCGAGACGGACCCAGCGGACGCCTGGAGCGTGTACACGGGGTCAGGCGCGCTGCCGGAGCCCGCTACGGCACCAGCCTGGGCCGCAGCGACGGAAACCGGGTCCTGAGAGCCCCCAGAACCGCTGGAGACGCCCGGCTGGAGGATTCCCACCACGGACGGGTCTTCAGCGCCTCCTGCGCCGGACACGGCCCCGGCTTGGACGGTTGTCAGCGAATCGGTCACCACGTTGGCGTCCTGAGCGCCACCGGAGCCGGACGCGACCTCCGCGTTGACAACCGCCAGCACCGTGGGATCTCCAGCGGAGCCGGTACCCGACGCGACCCCCGAAGGAGCCAGCAGCGTGTACACGGGGTCCCCAGCGGAGCCCGTACCGGTAGCCGC